GGCTTCCTCGTCGGCGCGGTCGCGGGCGTCCTCGCTCTGGTGGCGCTTGTGGATCACGTCCTCATCGATCTTCCCGCCGAGAGGGTCGTGACCGCTGGGCGACAGGTCCTTGCCGCTGACCTTCTTCAGGCCGCCCTTGTCGAACCGGACGCTGACCTTGCCCATCGCGTGCGTGCCGGTGACCGTGCCGCGGCCGTGCTCCGCGTGCTTGACGGCCGCGCCGACACTGATCCACTTCCCGTCGGGCCCGCGCACCTGGCCCGGGTTGAAGCTGAACTCAGCTCCGGCGGCGTCTCTCAACGAGGTCATGCGGCATCCTTCAGGGTCTTGTTTTCCTTGGCCGTGCGCTGGGCTTTCGCCTGGGCGGCCTTCTGCCGGTGGTACGCGGCGCGCTGGCTCTTCGACATCTTCGCGACCTTGGCCTGCTCGGCGCGGCGGGCCTTGATCCGCTCGGCGGCCTTACGCAGCGTCTGCTTGTGCCGGGCAGCCTTCGCCTGGGCGGCCTTGGCCTTGCGGGCGGCCCGGTTGTCCAGGGCGTCCTGCTCGCGGGCGTCACGGGCGCTCTGGCCCTTGTTGCGGGCGTTCTCCCCGGCGGCCTGCTTCAGGGTCTGCTGGTGCGGGGCGAGGGCCTTCTTGTACCCGGCCACGGCGCGGCGGGCCGCGGCGGCGAGCTTCGGGTTGGACACGCTGTCCACGGCGACCCGCTGGGCCTGGGCGATGGCGTTCTGGAGACCGTTGACGGCGATCTGCGCCTGCTGGGCGGGGGACTTCTTCCGGGCGTCGATCGCACCGGGTTCGGCCTGGCCGCGCTTCTGGCCCTTGCAGAGGCCCGGCTTGTGGGTGAGCATGCAGAACTCGCCCTCCTGGCAGGCGGCCTGCATCAGGGTTCCCGAGGCGGATAGGTACTGGCGGTTGCTCATCTTCGTCGCCTCGTTTTTGATCTCCATCAGCTCCACGCACCGGCAGTTTACGACCTCCCGGGCGGGGGCGTCGGGGTCGTGGGGGTGCATCATCCGGAACCCGCCGACGATGAATGGGGTGCCCCACGGGACGACCTGGCCGTCGGCTTCGACGTGGTCCGGCCGGGTGCGGGCGTCCTCGGTGGCGAGCCACCGCTTGACGTATTCGGTGCCGGGGTCGTTGGCGGCGATCATGGCGAACGCGTCGTGCAGACCACCGTTGTAGGCGCCGACGACCTCGGTCCGCGCGACGGTCCTGGCGCGGCCCTGCCACTTCGGGGTGCTGGTGGCGTCGAACAGCTGCTCGACCTGGGCGGTGACGTCGGGGATGCTGGCCCCGTTGGTAGTTGCCGAGTCAATGATTTTGCGGACCAGGCCGTACACCTCGTCCGGCACCCGGGAGAGGCGCTTCTCCCGCTGCTCCGTCCACCGGCGTACGAACGGCCGCGACTCGAACACGTCGTCCAGGCCCAGCTGCGCGTACGGGGCAGCGAGGACGTTGCGGGCCACATCCTCGGTGTATTGGGCGGTCAGGGCGGTCCACTTCGGGGTCTGGGAGAACACCTTCAGCGGGTCCGGGACGAGCCCGAGCCGGGCCACCCCACCGGCGAACATGGCGACCTTCACGGCGGCCAGCCACTCCAGCATCATGTCGAGGTACGCCTCGTACAGGGGCGGCTCGTAGGTGGCGTAGACCTCGGCGGCGGCCTGCTTCTGCGCGGTCGCCGTCGGCAGGGTGGCTGGCTGGGTCATGAGATGAGCCAGGCGATGAACCAGAGGGTCAGGCCGTCGGCGATGAGGGCCAGGGCGCCGACGGCCAGGACCGCCCACATCCCTTCATCTACCCAGCGTGACCAGATCCCAGGATCCGGGATGTCGGCCCGGGGCTGGGCGATACTTTGATCTTCAGCAGTCACGTAGCGTAGACCTTCCGGGGGGTCCAGGATGATGATCCGCCGCACGCCCGTGTGGTCCATGACCCGCACGATGTCGGTCATGCCAGCACCCCTGCGCGGATGTGCATCAGCGTCGCGTCCAGCATCCGCGGCTCGTGCGTGACGCCCCTGGTCAGCAGCTCCGTGCAGTAGCCGTCCAGGAGGGCTTCCAGGGCGTCAGGATCCACGCCCAGGGTTGGCGCCTGGTCGCGGACGTGCGTCCACGCACCGGCCAGCAGGGAGGGCACACGGTCCATGTCCGGGACGACCCGGGTGTGCAGCTCGTGCTTCGGGACGTTGTAGCGGGCCCGCTGCGGCCCGGCCACCAGTCGGCCCCCGGCCAACTCCAGGGCGCGGCGCACGGCCGCGTCAGCGGCGTAGAACAGGGCGGTCCGCTGCGGCCCCGCGGCGGCCGCCAGCGCGCCCAGCTTCTGGCCCTTCGCCGGGGGAACGTTGCCCTGCTCCGCGTCGGCGACGGACGGGAACTGCGGCAGCCCCTTCGCGCCGACGTCGGCCGGGTCCGCCCCGGCTTCGTCGTAGCCGGGGTCGCCCGGCATGAGGTCGCCGGGGGCGGCCGGGGCCGCGGCCGGGGCGGGCATCTGAATGTTCGGCAGCCCCAGGATCTTCTGCACCTCGGGGTCACCGGCGTACGCGGGCTGGGCCAACACGAGGGCCTTGACCAGCTTGTAGACCAGCTCCTTCTGCTCGGGGGCGTCGTCGTCGGTGAACGCGGCGTTGTCCCGGGCGGCCTTGTCGGAGATCAGGTCCTTCTCGACGAACTGGAGGGCCTGGTCGGAGCGGTTCGGCCGGACCGTGAGGGGGGAGATGTCGAACCAGAGGGTCATCTTCTCCGGGTCGGCGATGCCCGCGGCCTTCAGGGCGGGCTGGAAGTAGCCGATGTTCAGGGCGTCGGCGAGCTGGATGAGCAGCGGCTCAATGTGGATCTTGATCGACGACTCTTCGATCTGCCACGACGACCAGTGGTTGGACTGACCCATGCCGCCCAGCACCTCAGGCGGGATGTCCAGGCCCATGCCCAGGCGGGTCACGGCGTCCTTGCGCATGGTCGAGATCTCACCGGAGATCTGCGAGTCGAACGTCAAGTGTTTGATCTTGTCGAGGACATCACCGGACGCCTGGAGCAGGATCGGCACTACCGCGGCGGCGGAGTCGCGCTGCTGCATCGAGGTGGCCATGGTGCGCTGGAGCAGCGCGGCGAACCCGTCCAGCGTCCCCGGCATGTAGTCGCCGGGCACGTCGGTGGAGCCGCGGGGGAAGTCGATCTGGTCGGGCAGCAGCAGGATCCCGGCCCCCGCGAGGCGGGAGTCCAGCTCCGCGAAGACCCGCTTCGTGCACTGCTCCATCTCCCGCAGGACCGGCAGGATCGCCCGGACCGTGGAGTCGGCGGCGTCGTGGCGGCGTGGGTGCGGGTTCCACGCCCGGATCAGCAGGTCCTTCGTCGGGTCCAGGCGGTAGTTGCCGCCGCCGTGGGTGATGGACCGGCGGACCATGATGTCCTCGCCGCGCCGGTACACCTCGGACGACGACGCGACGTACCACTTGTCGACGTTGTTGTCCTGGTAGCCCTCGGCCACGATGAAACAGTCGCCCGCGACCATCATGTTGATCCCGAGCATTTTCTGTGCCTGGGCCTTGGCGGCGGGGGAGCCGAACATCTGCTCCGCGATCAGCTTGACGCGGGGGTCTTCGACCTCGTCACCAACAACGCCGTCGTCGGTGACCGACGCGGCGTACATGCGGCACCGGGAGATGGCCTGGCCCACCCAGTTGACGACGAACCGCATCTCGCCGCAGATGTCGTAGTGCTTCCATGCTTCAAGCTGCCATCGATGGTCGCCGATCTTGAAGATCTGCCACGACGCGGAGTCGCCCAGGTCGATCGACACGGCGGCGGCGGTGAGCGCGACGGGGCGCTGCCCAGGGCCGTCAGCCGTACCGGCTGGGACGATCTTGGCCTTCTTGGTCAGCAGCCCCATCCGGTCATCCCTTCACACGGGCCAGGAAGCCAGCGGCTGCGGACAGCGCCAGCACGAAGGCGGACACGAACAGCCACGGCGAATCGTGCCAAGCGTAGATGATCGGCGCGGCCGGGATGGCGAGCCAGATGCTGATGCACCAGGGGCAAAGCAGCATGTAGGCCAGCATGTTGTGCTCGCGTTCCTTGAGCGCGGTGACGATGGCGTCGCGGGGGCGGGCGGTGATCATGTCGGCGGTGATGAGCACGACGAGGCGGGCGAAGGCGATCAGGTAGACCGCGTATACAAACGAAGAGCCGGGCATGGCCCCCATCGTAGGGGTCATGCCCGGCCCGGTCGTGCAGTGGATCAGGCGAGCTTCGTCCATTCCTCGCCCGCGCCCGGTTCGGTCAGGAGCAGTTCGCGGGCGAGGGTCATCGAGAGGGCCCCGATCGGGCGGTCCCCGACGATGACCCGCAGGGCGGCGGCGAGCAGTTCGGCTTCCTTGCGCTTGCGGTAGCCGTGGAAGGTGATCTTCCCGGTGCGGTCGCTGATGACGACGGCGTACCGGGTCAGGATCAGCCAGTGGCGCTCCGGCACAACGGTCGCGTCG